TGAATTATATAAGTTATTTAAAAAATCTATTCCAGCTTGTTCACTTGTTGCAATATTATTTGATACTACATGAACTGCTTCTATTATATTTCCTGCTCCTAATTTTGCAAAATGTGCCATTATCCTGTGTAACTCCCATCTCCATTAAATGTTAAAACTGTATTACCACTAACTCCTGTAGCAACTGTTGGACTACCTGATACTGTTCCTGAATAATTTGCGTCTGGCATTCTTAAAATAACTACACCTGAACCACCATTACCAATTCCTAAACCACCACCACCACCACCACCACTTCCTGTGTTTGCAGTTCCATTAGTTCTTTCTGTACTACTTTGTGTTCCACCATTACCACCACCACCAGAACCACCTGTACCAGCAGTAGCATTGTAATCACCACCTCCGCCACCTCCAGTTCTTGTAACTGAAGAACCAGTAATTGATGAAGCAAGACCATTTCCTCCATTTCCTCCATTTGGTTGATATGGATTAGCACCAACAGCAGAAGCACCACCTCCGCCACCACCACCATTACCACCACCATTAGTAGAAGTTCCACCAGCATATCCTTGATTTGATGTTCCAGCACCACCAGCTGCACTTGTTGCAGCACCAGCACCACCACCAGAACCTCCAGCAATACCAACAGCATTATTACTTCCACCACCTCCGCCACCAATAGAAGTTATTGTTGTTAGTCCTGAACCAGCAATAGAACTGTTACCACCAGCTACTCCATTACCTCCATCAGTATCTCTACCAGCACCACCATTACCAACTGTTATTGTGTAAGTTGTTGCCCCTTCTATAGTTATAGAAGATTCACTTGAACCTCCACCACCAGAAGCTTCGGAATTAAAAGAATTTCTATAACCACCAGCACCACCGCCGCCACCATAGTTAAATCCACCACCAGCACCACCACCAATAACTAAAAAATCTGCTGTATAATTTTGAGGTGTTTCTAAAGTTACATCATCATCTGAATTAGGAATCCAACCTTGAGTTGCTCCTGAATAAACTAAATCTACTGATTGACCTGATGTATTATAAACTGGATTAGGAGTTGTGTTTCCTTGAAATTTTAAACTGTTTTGATTTATTGTAAGAGCATTAGTTCCCCATGTTCTTAAATAGTCTGTAAGAATTATTCTATCACCAACACTTGCTGATGCAGGTAAAGTAATTGTAATTACATTTGATGTTGTATCAATCCAATAACCTCGGCTCGCTACAATTGTTGAATTTGCTGTAATAATAGTTGATTGCCAACTAATTTCACCTGGAATGTTAGTTAGATTTGCAGCAGACACTGCTGGTAAAACTGAAGGGAAACGTGCGTCTGGCACAGTTCCACTTGTTAAATTAGTTGCGTTTAAATTTGTAAGGTCAGCTGAAAATCCTGTAGCTGTACCATTGTTTGTAATTGCTGCACCAGATTCGATAATAATACTACCACCTGATTTGACATTGATTGCTCCACCTGAAGTTACATTCTGTGTACCTGATTGAGTAAAAGTAGTACCGGCTGGATACTCTACAGTATCTCCAGATGTTCCAATTTTAATAAGAGAAGTATTTGTACTACCGACTTGAAGCGTAGTGCTACTTTGTGTATCAATTGTATCTACTTCTATTTTACTCATTATACTATTACCAACGTTCCTGTTACTGTTATTGTATGGGGGAAAGTTACTGGACCAGCGAGAACCGCTGATTCAATTACGATATCTTTGTTGTTGATAACTTCAGCATGAGTATAAATTTGTTCTGACCCAGGCTTATTACCGATGTATACCTCGTTGTAATAATCACTCATATTTTAATTCCTTAAACTGGTATTGTACTAATTTTGTCAACAACACTTGTAATAACATCAGCTGCTGTTCCTTCACTTGCATTACCATTTAGAACATCACCTGGATTAATTACAAATTTAGCACCACCTTGAACTAGTTCTACAGAACTTGCTGGTGGTATACTTAAACCTTTTGCAATGTATCTTAAGTTTGCTGTACCAGTTGGTACTACCCAAACATTAATTGTAATTGCATTAGTTAAAACATTTGCAATTCTAATTCCAATAATTGCATCTGAAAATCCTGCTGCTGCAGTATCACATAAAGCAGTTGTGCCTGTTCCTAATTGTCTTGTGAATGATATAAAATTTTGTGCCATAATTGTTTTTTCCTTTTGTTATACTATAAAGCGATTGCCATTGCTACTGCAAAACCAGGACCAGCAGCTCCAACTACATCCCCATTTTCATCTAAATAAACTGCCTTACTAGAAGGTAGCGTACAAAAAACATCTAGTTGTCCACCAGAAAAATTGATTTTCGTAGTGTTACCAGAAGAATTATCCAAAACAGTATCTCTTGAAAGTGTGTCTGTTGCAGCATCTGTTACTGTTCCAATTCCTACTTCAAAAAGATTAGTTCCTTGTTCATGGATAGTATAATAAGTTGTACCTGCATTTCCTATTCCATCAACAAAACTAATAAAACCAGTTGGTACAGTTGCATTTAAATTTAAAGTGACTGTTCCACTAGTTGTACTATTTTGTTTTACTCTGTTGTCTAAAACAATAGCCATCTATAAGTCCTACGGGTTTCCAGTTATACTTAAAATTGCATCACCACCTGTATTAATTGTCGGGAATGCTACTTGAAAAGTTCCGTTAGTAGAAGACTTTGCTCCATTAAAATCTAAAATTGCTACAAGATAATTTGCAGCTGCATTAGTATCATATCTATATAAAACTCCAAAGCCTGCAGAAATAGTTGCAGTTGCCCAAGTCGCATCACTCCAGTCGACTGTAGTAAAGTTTCCTGTTTGCCCTACAGTTGCTGTAGATAAAACTGCACCACCTGCTGTGTAATTTACAGTGGTACCAGTATTATTTACTTCAGTTCCAACTGCTGAATAAATACTTGAAGCAGAAGTAAAAGGTGGAGTGCCTCCGTTAAAAGTATAAAGTGCTAATCTGTATGCTCCAACAACTGGTGTCCCTTGTGCTGCTCCACCTGCACCAGGTGCGGCCACAATTGTTGTAAAGTCGTGTTGTGCTTTTAAAATTCCTTGTTTAAAAGCGAAAGGTACTACGTTTGCCATTTTTTATTTTCTCCTTAATTAATTTTGTGTTCCATAAGCCGATGGTGATTTTGATTTAAGTTGTTGACGAAGTTCTCCATCATCGTATTCGTCTCGGCGTCTGTAACCAATTTGTTCGGTTGCATACGTTGTAAGTGCATTTTGATAAAGCCCTTGGTAATATTGTATCATATCCTGCGGACCTTTCAAGTACCCATATGCATTTACCAGAGATCCATATAAAAGTAAATCTTGATATTTATTGGATAAATAAGTTCCACTTGTAGCTGCCGGAGCCGCTACGGGTTGTGTTGTATTAACTAAACTAATAGGCTCTTTATTATAAGCCAAAGTAATGGCATAATCAGTGTCTGGAGTAGGTGCTACTACCCAATAAGTTTCATCCCAATTACCATAATATTTAGGTATTCCAACGGCTGAAGTTCCAGGTGTAGAGTAGTATTCTGCCATAAAACTTGGATCTCTTTGTTCTAAAAATACTTGATCCCCATTAGCATTTTTTAGTTGAGCATAATTAATTGATCTTAAATCGTCAGGAATAGTTACATATCTATTTCCTACGACTAAATTAGATGTTGCATAGTTTGCATTTTGATCAGTTGGAACTGATCTTATAATTCCATTTTCTGTATTTTTTATAATAGTATCTAAAATCGCATCATTTAAAACTGTACTTCCTACTTCAGTATAGTTTCTAATATCTGATTTTAAATTTGCTAAAGTATATGCCATATTATATTGCCTCCAATGTTACAGGTCCTGCTGAACAACCATTACCACCACCTTTTACATCAGATAAAGTTCCATTACTAGTACTTTGAAAATAAAAATAATTAATAGGATTTGTTAAAGGATCTGTAGTAGTTGCTTCTGTTACATTTCCTACACTATCTATTTTTCCTAATTGAATTGTAAAACCATTTGCTGAATCTATATCAGTTACTCCAGAGATACTTGCTATTTCTGCAAAAGATTGTAAGTTAGGTGTATCCGCCCCACCTGCTCCAGGTGTGATAACTTGTGGCGCCCCTCTTAATCTTACAACACTATCAGCTAGTCTTTGATGATCAAGTGAATAAACATTTACCCATGTAATAAAAGGATTGAATGAAACAATAACTTCAAATGGATTTGGATCTAATAAAATT